GTTTGGAGTAATTTTTAACATGGATTAAATGCTCACAATACGAAGTTCATCATTGCCGCTGACAGGTACGCATCGAACGTCGTAACCGACTAAGCGCTTACCGTTCACTTCCTGCTTGCTAGGGTTCACCATCTGGAATGATGGTGCGTGGATTAATACCTTGTAGCCAGCTGCAGTACCATGCAACAGACTCAACGTATCAAGTGTGTTAGCTTTCACTGCTGCCATAAACGTCACTTCTTGCGCAGCTGTCAGATCTAACTGTACAGAACCGCTGATTTCGCGCTGTGTAAGATCAATGGTTTCACCACCAAGCAGTGGCGTGAAATTCACAGCATTAGCAACATTCAAATTTAAACCACGTGAAGGCCACGCAGTACCGCCAGTAATCGCCCCTGTTGCATAAGTGCCACCGAAGGTAAGGTCGCCCGTATTGGCATCGTTTACCACCTTTGGCTGCTTCCAGGAAGTTAAAGTCAAAGCCGGGTTAGCTGCCGCGCTGATGCCACCATCGAGCAGGATATATTTGAATTTAAATACCGGGCGCTCACCAACTCCGGCTGCAATTTCTACACTACCGCGACCGCCTAAACCTTTATGTAATACGCCATCGTCATACCAGTAAATGGTCGCGCTTTCCAAGGAGTCCGTCACCGGCGTATATTCAACACGAGCTGCAGCGGTAATAGCTTCTGCAAATCCGCAAGCACGCAATGCAGCACCCCATGCCGGAGCGGTACCCAAAGTACCGGAACCTTGCATCTCTACATCAAAACTCATTTCAACATAGCCGGTACCAACTAATTGCTCACTAGCGCCGAGGTAAGTTCTCACCAAGTCACGATCAACATTCTGTGCGTTTAACGGATTAATGCTTAAATTTGAAACCAGCATGGCATTAGCTGCACCGGTTGGTACCGAATCAGTACCATATACAGTTTCAATTTTGAGCAAGATTGCGGTTTTGCGAATCAGACGGTTAGCCATGATCTAGTCCTTTGATGTTTGCGCTACAGGAGTTTCTGCAAGCGTTGTTTTTTGTGGGTCAGCTTCATTTTTAACCAAGCTGCCATCCTCATTGCGAATATAAGAACCGCCAGCCTGTGGCAACTGCTCTTCTACTGATATTTGTTTTGTGTCTTTTGTCATTCCTAAAATCCTTTACAGTTCATCCACCGGCAGCTGGTAACTCACAATAAATTCAAGATCGATTGCAACCAGGTCTGTATCTCTTGCCGACCAATCAGGCTCTTTATTCCCCACCAAGATGTCGTCACACAATCCGCCAAGGCTGGTATCAGCCATCACTCGGCCAACAACTGATCTAACAACTGGATCTGCCAATTGATCCGGAATGTCTCCACGGGCATATACTTCAACCATCACCACAGCTTGCCTTGAGTAATTGCCTATCGTGGTAGATTCATTAATCCTGATATCTCTGCCCTGCCTGACTACAATTGCCAGATTTGAACCTGCCGGTATTGGCCGCAATCTTGAGCGCCACACATTACCGCTTGCCAAAGAAGGTGATCCTTCCAACAAAACCTTGATTGCTTCCGTGATAGATTCTGCGCGGGTATTCATTAGCGTTTAAGCACCAGGGTAATACCGCCATCACCATCAGGCTGAATGTCGGCAACAAAATATGCATCACCATCAACAGAAACTGATGCGCCTACAACAACATCGGTTACGTCAGCTGCACTACAATGAATTGCCGGGCTAACAGCTGCAAATCCAGAAAAACCGGAATCCGCAACTTCATACTCGTTATCAAAAATCACATTGATATCAACGGTATTGATCGTTGCAACGGCATCAGCTAACTTGGCCATTACCGCTGCATTCACCCGGTTTTTCAATGCGGCAAACATTAAGCAGTCAATGTGCCTGGTACGCCTGTAAATTTTACCCAGGCAGTTGTTTCACCATTTGCACCAGCCTTGAATGCCACAGCTGCCGCACCGGTAATGTCACCAGATGCAGGCACTGCTGCATTGTCATCAAACTTACCGGCTGAAACATCCCAGGTTAAAGACTCACCCTGTGCGAATACGGCAGCGGTGACTTTTGGCACTTCAAATACACCATCAATCTGCACCGCACCGGTTGCGCCATTGGCGATATCGGTTAATGCAATACCAAGAATCTGACCAATCTTCACAACAGAGCCACTGGTAATATCTGCACCAGCCGTGTAATCAATCACCTTGCCAGGTTGAATTGCTTTGGTTGTCATAACATTCTCCTAAAATATTTGTTTAAAATAAGCCCACTACAAAGCAGGCTTATTTAGCTAAACCACTAATTAAGCGCCTGCGTTTTTAGCAAGGGCTTTCCATGACAGCGCTTTAACACCGGCATCCATACGAACCTTCAAATCAACACCATCAACACCCCAGCCATTTTGTTGCTCAAGCGTTGGCGCCTCGTTACCATCAAGGTATTGAACCTCAACCGTGTCAGTGACAGATGCATTGGCTGCACCGTAGTAAGCTGTAGAGCTTGCGGCATCCAAACGCGCATCACTGATAACCTCAAACGTGCCACGCACGCTGTTTGGTGTTGTTGCATCACGTGTAGCACTGATTTCAAATTCAGAATCACGTACTGTTTTAGCCAGACCCTCAAGTGCAACTGGCACAATCAGATTAGCCAGACGGATATTCAGGGTTGCATTACCATCTTTTTGCAATGCCATTTTTACGCGTAATGCATCAACGGCCGCAGTACTCAAAGCTGCTGCGGTGGCAATGTTTGCATGGTCAGCATGGAATAGCGTTTTACCGTCATACATGTTATGAGCGCCGGTAAGCACCGCATAAACCAAGTCACCCACCGTGCGAATCGCTGCACGGCCCATACGTTGTGGAATCTTAGTGAATGAATCCAGGTCATCATTGATGATGGCTTGACGGGTAATACTGAACAATTTGCCATAGGTAGCCAATTGCACAGTTTCACCACGGTCGCCCACGGTTGCATATTTATATTCAGCGCCTTCAACCACTTTATCCAAAGAAGGGAAAGCGTTTAGATCAACACGTTTTGTTGATTTGAAGTCTGGTAAGTTGCCTTTGCTAGTCCAAAGCTGGAATGTTTCTTCAGCCTCTTCGTAACCCTTCATCATGGATTTGTTAGCAATGTTCGCTAGCAAGTTAGTGAAATCTGATGTGCTGTGCGTAAACGCAGCTGCAACTAATTCCATCTTGCCTAGGCCGTTGGTTTTAAAGCCAGATTGCTCTAAAGACGCACGCGCCATTTCATACAGCGTGTAGCCACGGTATTGGTTGTTGCTTTCAGCTTTAACTAAACCAGCACGGGCCAGTACAGCCTGGGTAATACCAGCACGCGTTTTATCGCGGACATCTTCAATCACAACTGCGTAACTACCAGCTGCTGGGGCACTGTTCTCACCCAGCTTTGCCAGCAATTTGTCATTCGCTGTCTGCACTGAGCAAGTAACATCATTTTGGCAGGCTGCTAACAACTCAGGTACACCAGGTGTTGCTGTGAATTTTGAAAAGGCCGTTGCAATTGAATTACGGCGCTCTGATTCCTGTGCTAAAGCTTCAGCGCGGATATCGGCTTCTGTTTTTACTGTGGCATTTGTTGTTGCTGCCGCCACTGGTTCTGCTTGAGGCATTTGAGTCTCCTTATTAAGTGTGGCGGCTGCCACGGGTTGTTTTACTGCGAAAAATTGTTTGACCTGTGCTGACAATGCATCAAGATCCAAAGAGGCCGCGATTGCCAAGCCACCGGTAATGCTGTCAATGAAACCTTCAGCAAGTGAATCCTCAGCACCAAACCAATGGTCTTTACCATCAGTCAACAGTGCCAGAACGTCTTCTTTTGATTTACCTGATTTTTGTGCGTAGCTGCTTGACATAGCCTCAGCCCAGCTATCCAACATATCTGCAACATCACGCAGCTGAGCCGCATTACCGTCTGCATATGTCCAAGGGGCATGAATCATGATTTGTGCGTTTTCGGCCATTTCTACCGTGTCACCTGCCATCAGGATCAGGCTGGCAATGCTTGCCGCAATACCATCATTCACAGTCGTTACTTGTGCCTTGTGGCGCTTGATTGCGTTATGAATTGCAATGCCATCCACTACGCTGCCGCCGATTGAATTGATGCGAATAGTGATACTTTCAACATCGAGCGCATTGATGTCCTGGATAAACTGTTTTGCGCTGACGCTTTCGTCATACCAGCTATTGCCGATAGGGCCGTAAATTAAAATTTCAGCAGCGCTGTTTTGTACGCTTGATCTAATTTTGTAAAAGCTTTTAGCTGGCATTTGTTAAGTCCTTTTAAACCTTACTTAAATTTAAGTGTTCAGTTAACGATTGCAGTTTGCCAACAATCGATTCCACTTTTTAGGGGAAAAGTGAACTAATTATTCATTGGCTGGATTAGCGTTATTTGTAGACTGAAACTTGAGCATGTCCTGAGCAGTACCATTGCCGGATGTGGTTTTGGCATCAGAAGTAAAGACCAATCCCTTTTCAGCCGCTTGGGCTCTAAACTGGGCGATTTGCTCAATCACATCACGTGGGTTTTGTCCGCGCTTGCGTATCACTTCAACTTCACTTGCAAAACCATCACGCACCAAACTGTTCCATGAAGCAGCCTCTTTTAATGGATCAATCCATGGCATGTTCTGGCCAACAAACAGACAATCATTAGCCTGGTCGATTGTCATACCTTTTGGCATTGGCACTACGCCAGACAGGTGTGCCGCTAAAACAAACTGATCCCAGATTGGCTGGACAAACATGCCAACAAATTCATCGGTAAGGATGGCGTAATTAATCCACTGCTCCACAAGCTCTTGACGTTGGCTTGAATAGGTTCCGTCATAAGCACGTGCAATAGTGCTGTAACTTGCGCCAACGCCAGAGGCAACAGCACGCAATTGGCCTTGCCGCCAGATAAGTGCATTTGGATTTGGGCGCTTACTATCAATCAGTCCGATTTCTTCACCGATTGCAAGATTGTCAATAATGGTGCCAGGCCCCAACGAAATATCACGTGCAGTCGCATTACCTTCAGAATCTGTATCTGGCGGCGTATATAAATCAGGCGATCCTCGTTTTACATATGCGGTAAGCGAGGCAGCGACCTTGGCAGCTATACGTTCACTCTCTTCGTAGTCCTTTACGTCCTCAAGACGAGTGATAACACTTGCAAACTCTGATACACCGCGTAACTGCCCCATGCGTTCAAGTGATGCCACTTGCAATATGCTGCTTGCCGGAACGCGCTTGGTTGATGTTTTTAAGGTGTAACCGTCTGGCTCGCCCGGATGCTTTTTATAAATGTGATAGGCAACCTTGCGCCCCCATGCATTGCGCTCTATGCCCTGGCGTATCTTGTCGCCATCGTTGTAATCCATCGGCACAAGATCGGCTTCAAACATTTCAATGCTGAACGGCACTTTGGTGCCATGATCCAGTGTTGGAATAAAGCCAGTAAGCAATTGCGCGAAGCCTTCACCGTCACGCATCCATGTGCGGCACATCACACGCTGTGCCTGGCTGAATGTGTATGTCTGGGTTACTTCCGGAGTTTTACTCCAGTTTTTATATGCTTCACGTAGCAAGTCTGCATAAACAGTATTAATACTGCCATCTGCGTTTCTAGGCTGCGGCTCAATACCGATGCCGCTTGCACCTACTACGTTATTCACAAATGCCCGGATGATGCCTTTTGCAATATCGTGATTACGCTCAAGATGACGCGCCTGTGTGCGTAAAGCTACTGCGCCCTGACTTACCAATTGATTCGGAGATGACTGATCGCGATTGAATTTGCGCGCCCGGCTAGGTTTTGCAGCTTCGTAGTGGGCTAGAACGTGACGTGCAGTTGTACGCTTAACGGCAGCAATAGGAGAAAAAAACTCTACCAACGCATCGACAGGGTTTTTCATTGGTCAAACCTCGCCTGGGCGACATTTAAACCACCGATTTGTTTTGATTTTACTGAAGCAGGCGTTTGCTCAGATTTAACACGAGATTCCCACTCCATACGCCCAGCGCGAATCTCGGCCAAGTCCTCATAGCCAAGTTTGCGTCCTTTGAATTCGACGCTTTTACCTTCCAAAATGGCTTGCTCTGCAGCCAAGTATTTAGCGAGCATGTCTGTAGCAGTTGTCATGCTGCTCAGACTAAACAATTGCTAGTTCACTTTTTAGGGGAAAAGTGAACTAAATTAAATCAAGCCCACAGTGTGCATAAAAAACCTTACCGCATTTTTTACATGGACAACTGACTCTTTTTGTATTCCAGTCACCATCCCAATAATGTTTATAATATATAGTCCAATCTTCATATGAATTAGTCTTTGGACTTTCTGGCTCTGGAATTCCAGTAAGTTTAATATCACTAATTTCAAATTAATGTTTACAGGTTTTATGTTTAAAATCTGTATAAGTTTTTTTAATAAAATTGATAATAAAAGTTTTCATTTTTTACTGACAATCTTATAAATCGATGTTTTACCAAGGCCATACTTAGTCATCATATCCTCAAGATTGCGGCCATTAAATTCACGTCGAATTTCTTCATTGCGCAGCGCAACATCTGGACGTGGATTTTTTGCAATGTAGATCTCCTGTCCACTAAACCGTTTCTTTAAACCATTCACTATCGGCTCTGCCAAAGTGGCTGCATACTGCTCATGGAATCCAATCTCTTCACGCAAGATGGCCGTAATTTCAAAACGCAGGCTTACTGCATCATCATCATTGCTTATTTTGATGGTCATCTTCTATTCATCCAATCATCGCTAGCAAATTTATTCGGTTGTTTTACTGCCGCAACAGGCGCTGCTGCCGGCTGTTTTGGAGTTCTCTTGGGTTTACTTTCAATGACAGTTGGCGTAACTTCTATATCAAACATGTCATTTACTACCGGTTGAACCTTTGCTTCCAGATCTGCCCAGAATCGCTCCGTCTTTTTATGCAATTCATAATGAATCTCAAGCCACACGGTATAAGCTGTGCAGTCAAGCGCCTCTACCCGTTTACGTGTAGCTACCCATGCAGATTCTTCAGCGCCGCGTGCGTTACGTCGCGTAGTGCGCTTTTCACCGGTGATCTGTTTAAAGAATTCATCAGACAATTCATTTGAGAAATGGATGTATCCAGGACCAGGTTTGGTGATTTGCAATCGGTTGTATATCAGGTCTTTCGCATGATTTGTGCCTACCCACCATAAGATACATCCTTGTTTTGATACCTTGCCGCGCCAGTCAATATCTACTTTTGATGCGCCATCCTTGATATGCTTTTCACGGCCGTTTCGACCTGCAATAGCGTGAACACGGCGGCGCTGGTGTTTGCTGCAGAAGTTGTAAACCGCATGCGTGTTATGGCCGCGGGAGTCAACTGCTGTGGCATATATTTTCAACTGGCTTCCGCTTGAGTGCTGAAATTGAGTTTCAAACAGAAATTCTTCAAGGTCATCCCAGACTTCATCCTGGGATGGATTGCCAAAGAATATGCGGTGCGCAATTACCCACATCTGCCCACCACGCCCATACCCCCAGACAACGCACTCAAGCCGGTTATCCTGCGTATCAACGCCGGCAAGCAACAATAGGCAGCCCATAGGCAAACGCTCAAGAGGGTATGGCTCAGCCCTGGATTTAATTTCATCTGATTCTGTTTTATCTACATCCTGAGCCCAATACTCACCGCGCGTAGTATTGGTGAAGGTCTGCATCTTTTCAGACTTACCCTCCATCATCTCCTGATGCGCCTCAAGAAACTCACGCACGATGCCGGCCCATGAAACGTTAGGGCTATAGGCAGACCACACATGCACAGCAACATGGCGTGGCGCGCGAATAACGCTGCCCTCTACGTCACGGAACACACCATTGAAATCCGAAGTGATACCTGACTCTGATTCGTATCTGCCCTGGTCCGCAATCGATAGATATTCAGCCTGGGTGATTAAAGCACCGCAATGTGGACATAAATGACGTACGCTTTCATGATCGTCTTCATTCCACTTGAAGCCATGTGGTTCATCTTTACCGCCCCAGCTGATAGCGTGGTAACCTCCGCAATGCGGGCATGGTATACGGTAAGTCATAAATACATCTGCATTGCGCTCACGTTTCTGGATGTTGCTGAATCCATCCAGTTTTGGCGTAGTGCCAAATATCATTTTTGGGAACGTTGCACCCTCTACGCGCTTGCCAGCCAGATCACCAGCATCACCCTCTTTTTCGATATTGCTATCAAACGCATCGTATTCATCCAGGTAACCGGTATCAACTGAGATCCTTCGATAGTTTTTAGCGGCCTTGCCACCACGCAAATGACACATGCTGCCCTTGAATTTCTTTTGCTGCAGAGTGTTGTCTTTATCGCGCGCATTGGTAGTAGAAATCACCTGAGACATTGCATCAACATCACGCAGCATCGGATCAAGCTCAGTTTTTACAAACTCATCACGGTCATCGTCAGTCGGTTGCCACAGAGCCTGGTTGCGGCGCTTGTGATGCGCGGTATAGCCAATGCACGCCAGGATGCATTTCGTATAGCCAACACGCGCTGATTTTCTCCAGTCCATCTCTTCGATGTCATCATTGGACATCCATGAAAGAATTGCGCGCTGGAATGGCCAAGCCTTCCATTTCTGCTCAACATAGCTGGATTCTTTTGATAGGTAAAAATGCTTTTCAGCCCACTGGTCCAAAGTAAGCGGCTCAGGTACACCAAAGGCTTGCATGCCAAGCATCAGGCTTCGCTCGATATTAGCCAGATCAAAAACATTACTGTCTATTGCGCCCATTTGTTATTTCTCTTTGCTCAATATTTTTTCGTGTGCCGCTTGCGCTTCTTTGTACCTGGCAAACTTGCCTAAGCACTTTTCAGGAGATATCTGCCATAACTGATAAATCCACTTGCCATTTATCATTGCTTTACTGATTGAGTAATTACCTTTGCGCACAGCATAAGCACCCCATTCTTCCCACATCACTCAAAATCACCGGCAACAATATCTTCATCAGAAATAGTCGGATTGTCGTTAATGTCATTGAGGGACATTGCGGCAACTATGTTTCTGCCTCGCGCAATCTCTCCGGAAATCAAATCAATATCTTCAGAACTCAAAGATGGAACACGGCGTTTGATCATTCCTGGTATCGCATCAAAAACACCATTAATACGTGCAGCAGCTTTCGCTAAAACCTCTTCCAGCAAGTCAACTGGTGCAAGCTGATTACGAGTTACTGCATTCTGAAACGCAACTTTATCGGCCTGTTCCTTAGCCAGCCTGGCACGCTCACTTACCAGATCAAGGCTTCCATCAGATCCTGCACGACCGGCTGCCTGTTCTCTAAGATGTGAGCAATATGCAACCAGCCAATTACTAGCAATATCTCCGTCAGTTAAAATGCCACGCTTGATCAAGTCACTAACAGCAGGCTGAGAAATGCCAACAATCTCACCGAAAACCTTTTGAGTTACGGCGGCTTGCAAACTGCTTAACATATCTAAGTTACTGTTTTGTATGATATAACCCCTTTATAAAATCCTTGTGACTAGAGAAAATATGAGCCTCTCATTACCCTTATAGCTAGGCTCTGGGAGTACCTTCACTTTTCAATCCACATAGCAAAGCGTATCAATCCATAACCAACCACAACTACAAGAAATCCTGCAGCAAGGAATGGTGTTGAGATAAATGATCTAATCCACTTGTTCATCGTGCGGTCTGCACGGCGTACGCCCATGATTCTTTAAAGTTAGTGGCAAAGTCTGATCTGGCTTTGCTTGCAAACTTATCAATGTCGAAGCGCTTGCTGTAGTTGGCACGTTTAACAAACATCAGGATGGGACGTATGTCTGAACCATGCGTTCCCGTCTTAGCCCAGATACCACGATGCAAATGATCTGCACCGCTGGCATAGAAGTAAACAACACCATTGATCTTGACGTACTTGCTTTGGCGTTTGCCTTTGGAGTTCTTATCGGTACGCTTAGCAAGCTTTGCCCTTGTCTCAGCTGTACTGTTTGCTTTGTAACCCTGCTCACCAAAGCCACCGAAGTATGAGATTAATTTAACGATCAACGATGCTGGCACGTTGCCGTACTGATTCAACTCATTAAGCTCTGATGCTGGTACGATATCTTCATTGAAACCAAGCATGCCAAGCTTACGGAATGCCAGCTCATAGCGTGCAAGTCTTGATTGACCACCGTTGAAGTGGTGTCCTAGTACATCAGCTGGACTATTGCCACCTGACTTGGAAAGAAGCCCCTGATCTTTAACACCGAAGGCTGCTAACAGGTCACGCTTATTGGCGCTTGAGTTGAATACAGAATTCATGGTGTAGCGTGTTGGCTGATCAAAAACACTTAGAAACTTTGCACGCATATCATCAGCACCTTGCTTTGCTGTCTTGGTTAAAGCAACAGCAGCTGCAAACGGCACCTGTTTAGAAAACCTGTCAACAAATCCAATTGTTTGATTGATGTCTGATTTAAAGCTGATCTGCATGATTAGGCTGCTTTCTGGTTATTCATGGTCAAATGGTTTTTTAAGCGCTGCCGGTAATCGTTCATACTTTCCCCAGCCCTGGCTTCAATGCCAACTTCGCGGCCTTTAGCAATCGTTCCTTCATCAGTCATCAGCCAGCTATTATCGGTTTTTGGTTTTAACTCATTGCGAATGATTGCATCGAGGTAACCGGCTGCTATCTTTTCAGGCCACGGCTTGTTCTGCCTTGCAAGCTGTACGCATTGCTCAATGAAATCAAACGGGATGTTTTCAGAAATCCATCTGCATAGGATTGGATTGATACTGGTAACAGCCACGTTTAGTTTAATCAAACGACACGCAAGCAATCCTTCGGGTCTCGGTGCTTGATTTTCAGGTGATGGTTCTAGCGCACGCGGTGATGTTTCTTGATGGTTGTATTTGGTTAATGACGGTTGGTGTGACACAGCTATGTCACCCTTTATTACCTCCGGTGTCACCCTTTCTGTTAAATTTGTCACCCTTTCTGCTTCAGATGTCACCCTTTTTTCATCTTTCACAAAGGGTGACAAATTGTCACCCTTTATCCAATCAGGATTAATGCAGTACTCATTGGCAATACCTCTACCTGAATTGCCATTTTTAACCTTGATCAACCAACCAATTTTTACGAACTTTTGCATCAGTCTAATCACCGTGCGCTCACTGGTCATGGCCTTATGTGCAAGGCGTTCATTGCCAGGATAAATATTTGAACCGTCATCATGGGCATGATCAGCAATTGCCAGGGCAAGTACGCGCTCATTCCCGCCATAAGGGAATCGCTCAAACACCAAACTCATCATTTTTACTGACATTTTTACCAACCTTCCACATCAAATATTCAATTTTTTCGCGGAAATTCGCCGCGCAATTTCCGTTTTTTTTTACCTGTTTAGCTACTATAAAAGTTCTCAAACCGCATCAGATGAGGCACAAACGTTGTACGAACAGATCCAATTGGCCCATTACGTTGTTTTGCAACGATGATCTCAGCCGTGCCCTTATCAGGTGTATCCGGGTGGTAAACTTCATCCCGGTAGATAAAGAAAATATTGTCAGCATCCTGCTCAAGCCCACCACTATCACGCAGATCACTCATCACCGGACGTTTGTTCGGTCGCTGCTCAAGCCCACGATTCAGCTGAGATAACAGAATGATTGGCAGTCGCAACTCTTTGGCCAATAGTTTTAATGCGCGCGAGATATCTCCAATTTCGTTGCTCCTGGTATCGCTGCCGGATAACGCAATCAGCTGTACATAGTCGATCACAATCAGATGAAGCTCACCGTTCAACTCTCGATACAAACGCCTTGCACGCGCACGTATGTCGTTCACGTTCAGCGTGCTTTCTTCATCCAGATAAATACCCTTATCTTTCAGGTCATGCACGGCCTTGGTAATTAAAGACCATTCATCATCATTTACGCGCCCAATACTTACGCGCTGAGCAGGTAACCTCGCCACGCTAGAAAGCAAACGCATGCCCAGCTGGTTATTAATCATCTCCAGGCTAAATACAGCC